GATGGAAAGTCACGTGATTAGAAAAATCACCGTAGGTAAAGATTACAAGAACGATGCAATGCATTACTCTGTTGGTCAAGATGTTTACGGTGGTCATACGATATGTGATATACTAGAGGAAGAAGAAAAGTACTCTATTTATATCAGGAAGAAAGACATTGTTATTCCTTGGAAGGATTTCAATAAGAACATGGCTATATCGGTTGAATATGATTTAAACTACTAATGAATCCTCTATATGATTATGTAGTAAAACCTTTAGGTGGTAGATATAACAATTCAGTAAGTGTAGATGATGGCAAAAGCTTAATATTAAATACAGAGATATTTAATCATGGATATATTAATCGTAAAGCTATTGTTATCTCTACTCCTATTGACAATGTACATAACCTACAGAAAGGTCAAGAAGTTGTAGTACACCATAATATATTTAGAAGATGGCACGACGTTAAGGGGCGAGAGAAGAATAGTAGAGGTTTTTTAAAAGAGAATGAGTACCTTGCTAGCCCTGATCAGATATACATGTATAAAACTATGAGCTGGGAATGTGTTAATGGTTATACTTTCGTTAAGCCTTTAAAAAATACAGACAACTTTTCTGTAGAAACAGAAAGACCTTTAATCGGTATAGTTAAATACTCTGATGGTGAGTTTCTACCTACACAGTTGGTAGGATTCAAGCCTAACAGTGAATATGAGTTTATTATAGATGGCGAGAGACTGTATAGAATTATGAATAATTTTATTACAATTGAATATGAACACGAAGGAGACGAAGAAGAATATAATCCAAGCTGGGCGGAAAGCAGTGGAAGAGCTAATTAAAGTAGCTGAAGAACCTATAGTAGATTCTGACGATGACATATCTGCAGATAGGCTGAAGAATGCAGCGGCCACTAAGAAGCTAGCTATATTCGATGCTTTTGAAATACTCACTAGGATCGAAGATGAGGAGAGGATATTAAATGATTTAGATAAACCTAAAGATAGCAAACCTAAATTCCAAGGTTTCGCTGAAGGAAGAAGTAAATAATGTACGAACAATCTCTATATAAAACAATTGAACCACTAAAGCTAACTACTGTTAATAGACTTAACAAAGGTAAGAAATGGAAGTATGGTTACGATAAGGAAGGGGACGTGGTTGTTATATCTAAGTCTGGACAAATAGGTGAGGTACTAGACATACAAGGTTTAAAGATAGCTTTACCTAAAGCACCTAAGGATGTATTTAGTTGTTCTAATAAGAAGTCTGAACAGAAGTGGAGGAAGTTCGACATTCCTGAGGTGTTCAAGAAAATCAAAACAAGATTTGACTGGGCGGATTATCCTAAAGAGTTTAAAGAAACACATTATGGATATATAGATCAAGAATTTGATAGGAGAGAGAATGGGTTTTGGTTTATGAATAACGGTGTACCAACTTACATACCTGGTAGTTACTATATGTATCTGCAATGGAGTAAGATTGATGTTGGTGCTCCAGATTTTAGAGAAGCAAATAGATTGTTTTTTATATTTTGGGAAGCGTGTAAAGCTGATCAGAGATGTTATGGGATGTGTTATTTAAAGAATAGACGTTCTGGTTTTTCATTTATGAGTTCAGCTGAAACCGTTAACTTAGCCACTCTTGCAGGTGATAGTAGATTTGGAGTGTTATCTAAAAGTGGGGCCGATGCTAAGAAAATGTTTACGGATAAGATAGTACCTATAAGTATTAACTATCCGTTTTTCTTTAAGCCTATACAAGATGGTATGGATCGCCCAAAGTCAGAGCTAGCTTACCGTGTACCAGCTAAAAAATTCACCCGTAGAAAGATGGGTGTGCATGAAGAGCAGGATGACATGCAAGGTCTTGACACTACTATTGACTGGAAGAATACCGGTGACAACAGTTATGATGGTGAGAAGTTAGCGTTACTAGTGCATGATGAAAGTGGTAAATGGGAAAGACCTGACAATATACTAAACAATTGGCGAGTAACAAAAACTTGTCTAAGGTTAGGTGGTAGAATAGTAGGTAAATGTATGATGGGGTCAACATCGAATGCTTTAGATAAGGGTGGTGATAACTTTAAAAAATTGTATAATGATTCAGATGTCAATAGAAGAAATAGAAATGGACAGACAAAGTCTGGTTTATATTCTCTGTTTATACCAATGGAGTGGAACTATGAAGGATTTATTGATGAGTACGGAATTCCAGTATTTGATACACCAAGTAATGGTAGGTCCGGGCCTCACGGTGAACTAATAGATATAGGTGTAGTTGACTATTGGGAAAACGAAGTTGATGGATTAAAAGGAGATCAAGACGCTTTAAATGAGTTTTATAGACAATTTCCTAGAACAGAAGAGCATGCGTTTAGGGATGAGACTAAAAACTCATTATTCAACCTCGTTAAAATTTATGAGCAAATAGATTATAATGAGGGTAATAGAAATTCCTCAGTTTTAACTACTGGAAATTTTCAATGGGAAAACGGCGTTAAAGATACAAGAGTGAGCTTCAATCCAGATCCCAATGGTAGATTTAAAGTTAGTTGGGTCCCTACTGGTAGGATGCAAAACAATGTAATACTAAAGAACGGTATTAAATATCCAGGTAACGAACATATGGGTGCTTTTGGGTGTGATAGTTACGATATTAGTGGTACTGTAGACGGTAAGGGTTCCAAAGGAGCTTTACATGGGTTAACTAAGTTTAGCATGGAAGATGCACCAGCTAATACGTTTTTCTTAGAATACGTAGCTAGACCACAAACTGCTGAAATATTTTTTGAAGACGTTCTAATGGCTTTAGTATTTTACGGGATGCCAATACTCGCAGAGAATAATAAACCTCGTCTATTGTACTATTTAAGGCGTAGAGGATATAGAGGTTTTAGTATGAACAGACCTGATAAAGTATGGAATAAATTATCTGTTGCAGAAAAAGAAGTTGGTGGCATACCGAACTCTAGTGAGGACATAAAACAAGCTCACGCTGCGGCTATTGAAATGTATATTAACGATCACATAGGTCATTTGCAGGATGGTACCTATGGTACTATGTATTTCAACGAAACGTTAAGTGATTGGAGTAGATTTGATATAACTAAAAGAACAAAGTATGATGCTTCCATTAGTAGTGGATTAGCAATAATGGCTTGTAATAGACATATGTATAAACCAAACCCAGATTATAAAAAAGAACCTATCAACCTCACAATATCCAAATATAAAAATACAGGTTTTAATTCAACAATAATAAAAAAGTAAACTATGGCAGAGTCTGCGATAAGTAACTTCCCTTCACAAGCGGTAAGTGATTTAGAAAAAATGACCTACGAGTATGGGTTGAAGATTGGTAGAGCTATCGAGCATGAGTGGTTCAACAGTACTAATAGCAAATACCTTAACACTAAAAACAGTTTTCACAAGCTCAGGTTGTATGCTAGAGGAGAGCAGCCTATACAAAAATACAAAGACGAGTTATCTATAAATGGTGACTTAAGTTATTTGAACTTAGATTGGAAGCCAGTACCTATCGTACCTAAGTTTGTTGATATAGTTGTTAATGGTATGGCTCAAAGGTCGTATGATGTAAAAGCGTACTCACAAGACCCTTACGGTGTTAGTAAAAGAACCGAGTATATGGAGTCTATATTAAAAGATATAAGAGCTAAGCAATTTAACGACACGGTAAAAGCTGGATTAAATATAGATCTGTACGAGAATGACGTAGAAAAACTACCCGATACTGAAGAGGAGTTAACACTTCATATGCAATTAGACTATAAGCAAGCTGTTGAATTAGCGGAAGAGCAAGCTATAAACATATTGATGGATGGTAGTAAATTTGATCTTACAAAAAGAAGGTGCTTATATGATTTAACTACCATCGGCATAGGAGCGGTTAAAACTACGTTTGATTGGAGTGATGGAGCTAAGATTGAATACGTTGACCCAGCTAATTTAGTTTACTCTTATACTGAATCCCCTTACTTCGATGATATATATTATGTTGGTGAAGTCAAGGAAGTTCCAATAAACGAGTTAGTTAAACAATTCCCTGAGCTCACGGAAGAAGATATTAAAGACATAGTTGAAGGACCTAGAAGCTCTATAAAAAGTTATAATAACAACAGTAATAGAGATAAGAATAAAGTAGATGTACTTTACTTTAACTACAAAACCCATAAAAATAACACTTATAAGCTAAAGGAGATGGGTACCGGTGCTGAGAAAGTTATAGAGAAAGATGATACTTTTAATCCACCATCTGATATGGAGGGTAACTTTTCTAAACTCGAAAGAGTTATGGAGTGTTTATACGAAGGAGTTTTAATACTTGGTACAGACAGGTTGTTGAAATGGGAGATGGCTAAGAATATGTTGCGATCTAAATCTAATTTTGACAAAGTAAAAATGAACTATAGTATTGTTGCGCCTAGAATGTACAATGGTAAAATCGAATCTGTTGTTAGTAGAATAACTGGGTTCGCTGATATGATACAGTTAACTCACTTGAAGTTGCAGCAAGTCATGTCTCGCATGGTACCTGATGGTGTTTACTTAGACGCTGATGGTTTAGCTGAGATAGACCTTGGTAACGGTACTAACTACAATCCGCAAGAAGCTTTAAATATGTTCTTCCAAACAGGTTCGGTTATTGGTAGATCATTTACCTCTGAGGGAGATCAGAATCCTGGTAAGATACCTATTCAGCAAATTCAGAATGGCGCTGGTGGTAATAAACTTCAAGCGCTAATACAGACTTATAATTACTATCTACAGATGATACGTGACGTGACAGGTTTGAACGAAGCAAGAGACGCTTCCACTCCAGATAAGAATTCTTTGGTTGGTATACAGAAGTTGGCTGCAGCTAATTCTAACACAGCTACTAGGCATGTGTTACAGTCAATGTTACTGCTAGCATCAGAAAGCGCTGAAGCTTTATCGCTCAGAATATCTGACATCATAGAATACTCACCAACTAGAGAAGCTTTCATTCAATCTATAGGCGCCCATAATGTAGCAACACTGGAGGAGATGTCAGAGTTACATCTTTATGATTTTGGTATATTTATAGAGTTAATGCCTGATGAAGAAGAAAAACAAATGCTTGAGAATAATATACAACAAGCTTTATCTCAAGGTTTAATAGAGCTGGACGATGCTATAGACTTGAGAGACATAAGAAATATAAAACTAGCTAATCAACTTCTAAAAATTAAAAGAAGAAAGAAGCAGGAGAGAGATCAAAAGCTACAAGAGCAAAACATTCAAGCTCAGTCTAAAGCTAATCAAGAAGCTCAACAAGCAGCCGCTCAAGCTGAAATGCAAAAAAATCAAGCTAAAGCTCAGATAGATATGCAACTCGAGCAGCAGAAGAGTGATTTGAAAATGCAGTATCTAAATAGGGAAGCTGAGGTTAAGAAAGAACTTATGAACCACGAGATGTTTATAAACATGAAACTTGGTGGTATAGAGAATAATAACATTGCGCTTAGAGATAAAGTTAAAGAAGATAGATTAGATAAGCGTGAGAAAATAAAGGGTGAAGTAAAAAACAAGGGCGAATCACTTAAAAAGTTTGAATCATCAGGTAATGATGTAATAGGTGGAGGTCTTGGTTTAGAGAGCTTTGACCCAAGATAATTAATTATATAATATTTTATTATGACAGAAGAAACGAAAGACGCAGTTGAAGAGACTGTAGATCAACCCGTTGATAATACTATTAACGAATCCAAATTCCAAAGCGCTGGAGATGATAGCGTTATTAAAGTAGATTTAAGTAAACCCCCAACCCAAGAGACTAATGAAACTACAGAAACAGAAGCTGACACAGCAGGAGTGGTGGGACGCGATGAAGACACCGGATCCACAGAAGAACAAGAAGAGGTACAGCCGCAAGGAGAAGTACAAGAAGAGGAACTACCAGTATTAGAGGAAGTAACTAATGAGGAGTTAACAGACGGTGAGGTCGAAGCAGTAGAGGAACAAGTCGCTGAGGCTATAACAGAATCTGAAACAACTGGTAAACCTCTACCAGAGAACATCCAGAAATTAGTTGACTTCATGGATGAGACTGGTGGGGATATAAATGATTACGTTAGATTAAATAGAGATCTGGCTGAGCTGGATGACTCTGAAGTTTTAGACGAATACTATCGTGCTACTAAATCTCATTTAACCGCAGCCGAACGAAATTTCTTACTAGAAGACAAGTTCGGTTTTGATGAAGACATGGATGATGAGCGTATAATAAGATCAAAGAAAATCGCTTTAAAAGAGCAAGTTGCAGAAGCGAAAGCCTACTTAGACGGGCAAAAGTCTAGATATTACGAAGATATTAAAGCTGGAAGTAAACTCACTGGTGAGCAGCAGAAAGCAATTGATTTCTTCAATCGTTACAATAAGGAATCTGAGAGAACTAGAAAGATCACAGAGACTAACACGAAAGATTTTTTACATAAAACTGATAATCTATTTAATGACAAGTTCAAAGGTTTTGAATATAATGTCGGAGATAAGAAGTACAGGTTTAATGTTAAAAACACTCAAGATGTTAAACAGACCCAAAGTAAACTAGATAATTTTATCGGGAAGTACCTAGATAAAAACGGTCAAGTCACGGACACTAAGGGTTATCACAAGTCTTTATTTACGGCAATGAACGCTGACGCTATAGCTCAACATTTTTACGAGCAAGGTAAAGCTGATGCGATTAAAGATACTGTAGCTAAAGGTAAGAACATCGATGTGAATCCAAGGGGTACTCACGGAGGTGAGCAAACTAGTGGGATGAAAGTTAGAATACTAGGTGATGATTCAAATGATTTCAAATTCAAAATTAGGAAAAGAAAATAATTAATTTTTAAATTAAAATATTATGGCAGTAACAGGTGCGCCTCAGTCGAGAGCTGGGGCAGTTCAGCAAGTATTAGCTGACAATTATTTAGACTTCTCAAGTGGTTGGGCACAACAGTACCTACCAGACTTAATGGAGAAAGAAGCTGAGGTTTTCGGAAAGAGAACTATCTCAGGTTTCTTAGCTCAAGTAGGTGCTGAAGAAGCAATGGCTGCTGATCAAGTTGTTTGGTCAGAGCAAGGTAGATTACACTTATCGTACAAAGGTTCTGTTGGTACTCACACGGTAAGTACAATTCAATTAGATACAGATATTGACGGTAAAGATGTTGGTACCACTCACGGTGTTAGAGTTGGTGATACTATTATAGTAGCATCTGCAGCTTTAACTAAGAAGTGTTATGTATCTCAAATTAATTCGGTTTTAGCAACTGGTGCACAAAGTGCTACTGCAACAGACTGTATTACAGCTATACCTTACGGTGCAGAACACTTAAATGATGCTGGTTTTGGAACAGACGATGCTGTTACAGTATTGGTTTACGGTTCTGAATATAAGAAAGGTACTGAAGGTAGAGCTGGTGCTAACAAACCTTCTTTCACTAGATTTACTAACAAACCTATAATCCTTAAAGATAAGTATGAGATCTCTGGGTCTGACGCTGCTCAAATTGGTTGGGTTGAAGTTTCTGGTGAAGACGGTCAAAACGGGTATTACTGGTATTTAAAAGCTGAAGGCGATACTAGATCTCGTTTCTCAGATTATTGTGAAATGTCTATGGTTGAAGCTGAAAAAGCTCACACTACATCAATCATTTTTGGTAGTGCCAACGACGCGAATGATTTACAAGGTACTGAAGGTTTATTCGCAGCTTTAGAAGCTAGAGGTAATACTTCTACTGGTATCTCTGGTGTTAACGCATCAACTGACTTAGCTGAATTTGATGCTTTATTAGCAGAGTTCGACAAGCAAGGTGCTATTGAAGAGAACATGATGTTCGTTAACAGAGCTACTGCTCTTGCTATGGATGACATGCTTGCTTCTATGAATTCTTACGGAGCTGGTGGTACTTCTTACGGAGTATTTGACAACGACGAAGATATGGCTTTAAATTTAGGTTTCTCTGGTTTCAGAAGAGGTTCTTACGACTTCTACAAATCTGACTGGAAATACTTAAATGATCTGGCTACTCGTGGTGGTATTAACGCTAGAAACGCAGCAGGCGCTATTCGCGGTGTTGTTGTTCCAGCTGGTGTATCATCTGTTTACGATGAAAACTTAGGTAAGAATCTTAAGCGTCCGTTTTTACACGTTCGTTACAGAGCTTCTAAGACTGAATCTCGTAAAATGAAAACTTGGACTACTGGTTCTGTTGGAGCTGTTACATCGGATTTAGATGCGATGGAAATGCACTTCCTATCAGAGAGATGTTTAGTAGTACAAGGAGCTAACAACTTCTGCTTATTAAACTAAGCAATATATAGATCGAGGCTTCGGCCTCGGTCTTATTTTTTTAATTTTTATTATATTATATTATGGCTAAAAAGCAAACAAAGAAAGCTGCAGTGAAAGAAACTGTAGTAGAACAAGAGGTGATTGAAGTAATGGAGCAACCTATTGTTGAAACACCTAAAGTAGAAGTTCCTAAAAAACCTAAAACTCCTAAATGGGAGATTAAAGATAGAGTTTATCACTTAAAAGGTAAGACACCTCTATCTAGTCTTATAAAAGGTAGTAATATTTATTACTTTGATGAAGAAAAAGGTTACGAAAGAGAATTGAAGTATTGCTCTAATCAAAGGACATGCTTTGTAGATGAGATGGTTGGTGACCAAAGATTGGAACATATTATATTTAGAAACGGAACATTAGTAGTTCCTAAAAATAAAACCGTTCTACAGAAGTTATTATCTCTTTATCACCCAATGAAAGATGTTATATACGAAGAGGATAAACCTATAGTACAAGCAGCTAACGAAGTAGCTTTGATTGAACTAGAGATTGAGGCTTTAAACGCTGCTCAAAATCTAGACATAGATATGGCTGAAGCTGTTATGCGTGTTGAGTTAGGCTCTAAGGTATCTGAGATGAGTTCTAAGGAACTTAAACGAGATTTATTATTATATGCTAAAAGAAACCCTGAATTGTTCTTAGAGTTAGTTAATGACGATAACGTGCAACTAAGGAACTTTGGTATTAAAGCGACTGAACTAAACATTATAAAGTTATCATCAGATCAAAGACACTTTATGTGGGGATCTAACGATAGAAAACTTATGACAGTTCCGTTTGACGAACACCCATACTCCGCGCTTGCACAGTGGTTTAAAACTGATGAAGGTATGGAAGTATACACTAATATAGAGAAGCGGTTATCATAACCGTTTCTTTTAATACTAAATAAGCGCAAACCCTAACCCTTAAACTTTAAACCTTAATTCACAAACAATTATTTATTAATTATTAAACAAAAAACAAATGTCTTACAGAGAAAATTTTCTGTTCTTTAACGAACAAACAGATGCAGCGAACGCTACTGGAGATGGTGCAATGTACAAGTCTTCGGATTTTTTAGGTGCTGACCTTACAGCTGACAATGTTATTACGTTGTCTTTTAAATCTAGAAATGGTGCGTTAACAGACGATACTGTAGCAGTAACATTAAACTCAGAAGGTGTGGTTAGAGATTATATGAAAGCATTAGCTTCAGCTCTAACTAGAACTAATGGTGGTATGTTAGTGTGTCACAGTAATTTCGTTGGTAATAATGGATCTTTACCAGATAGTATATATCCTCATGTTTCAGGGATAGCAATAACAACAGCAGCTTAAAAATAAAACTATGAAAGGAGAAAATTATTTATTCATCAGCAGACCTGCTGATGAACCAAACAATTCAAGTGAGTGTGTAATGATACCAGCATCAAGCGTGCTGAGTATAGTACCTGGTAATCTTTTAACTCCAGGTTTAACTACAACAACTTTATTTTTTAAAGGACTTGCTAACACTGGTACTACAAGAGGTACTATAGTGTTTACACATACTTCTGGTAAATATAAAGAATTATGTGATGATCTAGTTTCAGCTATAAATTCCACTGCATCTGATGGTTTCGTAAACATCTATAATGGATTTCAAACTGATATACCTAATGCTAGTTCTTTAATTTCAGACGTAGTTATAAATAGTGAAGTATAACCTGTAAAAAAACAAAAAGATGAATAAAACAAATTATTTAAGATTTATGGGTTATCGTTATACTAAGATAACTCAAGGTGCTGACCAAACAGTTCAACTTGCAAAAGCTGACACAGCGACTAATGCAGCTGCACTTAACTTTGGTGAATTTGCCTTATTAGGTACAGATGGTACAGATGTTAAAGTTGTAGTTACAGCGGCTGGTAATGATGGTACCCGAGGCTCTGCTTATACAGCGGCAAATCAATATGACTATTATACTGGAGCGGTTTTTAATGATGTAACTGGAGAAGGAACTGCTGCAGCTGGAGAAGCTACAGAGTTAATCACTGGTGGTTATGCTATTGGTGCTACTAATGGTATTATTACTATAGAAGCTTATAATGGAACTGGAAACGATGGTTATACTTTGGCTGCTGGAGACATTGTTGAAGTATGGGCTTATTATAATGTAGGGACTGGTAGTGGACATCAACACGATGGACTAGTAGTACCTACTACCGGTCTTACAGGTATTGACCCACTTAGTGATACTAATACTAGAATATCGTTTAAGTCTGCATTAGGTACTCAAGTAGATGACAACGTGGTGTTAATACATGACGCTGGTAAATATAAAGACGTATGTAAAATGATAGAAGCGGCTTGTAATGCACATCCTCATGGTGGTCAATTGATTACTATTACTGATGTAGCTAACTCACCATCTCTACCTATAGTTGATCAATTTGGCTTAGGTATTATTGGTTGCTCTATTAATTACGCATCGTAACTAGCTTAGTAATAAACATTAATAGCCATCCTTTCGGGTGGCTATTTTTTTTACCCTATACTAACTCCTCGCTATACTATGTAACTATATTAAAGTAAAAAAGAATGTTATGAAATCAAAAGGATTAGGAGACTCAATAGAAAAATTTACAAAGTTTACTGGAATTAAAACTTTAGCTCATTTAGCCACTAGTTTTGTTGGTAAAAAAGATTGTGGGTGTAACAAGAGAAAAGCTTGGTTAAACAAACAATTCCCTTATAAAGAAGATTAATATGGCTGTGTCAATAAATAATGTTTATCAAAAAGTTTTAGCTATAGCTAATAAAGATCAGAGAGGTTATATAACTCCTCAAGAGTTTAACCTGCTAGCTGATAAAGCTCAAAACGATATTTTTGAAATGTATTTTCACGAATACCAAGCCGCTCTAATTAATGCTGGTAGAAAAAACGTGGTAACAGATGACTTGGATATGCTAAAAGAAAAAATAGCTATCCATAGAGTTATAGGTAGTGCAGTAGCTGTTAACGGTACTTTAGGTGGTGGTGGTGGTAACATTCACTGGTTAGAAAACGTGTACAAGGACTCTACCGATGCAGTTAGAACAGTTAAGTTCACACCAAAAGCTGGTAATAATATAACCTCTAACCCAAGCGCAAAAACAGACGCTACTCAGATAAGGCTAAAAGGGGTTTATCCTGCGGGTATGGGTTATGAACATGAAAATACTTGGATAATATTCTTGTATCGCGATGGTGAGAATATTCACTCTGATTTAACATCAGACTTCAATGGAGGTACGGTGTTATCCCTACCCACAACCGCTTCATCGAGCAGTGTTGCTGAGGCTATCACTAAAGCTATAAACAACAACTCACCATTCCACACTGCATCGTTTAATAGTGTAACAAGTGAAGTAACAGTAACTTATAAAACAGAGTTACAATCTACACATGTAGAAACAGTTAATAACTGGATAGGTGGCAATCCAACTCCAACAATTTCTACTGAAGATGCTACCAGCATGGCTGTCTACGAAGAGATAAATAGAGAGGACTGGTTATATGTTACGAGTGCTTCAAAAATTAAACCAACGTCTACAAGACCGGTTTACAGCAGAAACACTCAGTCTTCGATTCTACTTTATCCTACACCTACTACAACTATATCATGCGATTATATTAAAAAACCAGAAACACCAAATTGGGGTTACGTTGTGGTTGCAAATAAAGCTTTATACAACGCAAACACCTCTACAGACTTTGATTTACATGCCTCTGAGGAAAGTACATTAACCAACAAAATACTAGAATTGGCTGGTATTATTATTAAAGACCCTACTCTATCTGAATCGATGCTTAGAAATGAGGCTGTTAGGAAAGCACAAGAAAATAAATAATTATGGGACTATTAAACGGAGTAACACAGAGCGAATATTACAATGGTGTCAATAAAGGTGACTATCAATTTGTATCACTTGATGACATCATAAGCTCTTTTATGGTAGTATATGTTGGTGAAAACAAAATACTAAGTAAAGTTAGCAGGACAGACGTTCAATTCCACGGTATGCGTGCAATACAAGAGTTGTCATACGACGTACTACGTTCTCACAAAGCTCTCGAGCAGGAAGTTCCATCTACTTTAGTCATGCCTTTACCTCAAGATTATGTCAACTATACTAAAATAGTTAGGGTAGACTCTAAAGGTATAGAGAAACCTTTATACCCCACAGGTAGAACATCTAATCCTTTTCCTATAAAACAGAGTGGAGATGCTTACGTTTTTGATGATAATAGTCTGGATAGCCAAAGTGACACTACAGCTTCGGATCCTCACGAATCAGACACACGTAGCAGATTTAAGACGATAGAAGCTAATAACGTAGATTACGACTATGACGATGGAGATTTAATTGATGAGCATTACCAAGGTCGTAGATACGGTTTAGACCCTCAACATGCTCAGATCAACGGTACGTTTTACATAGATAACTCTACTGGATTCATACATTTTGGATCTGACTTAGCTGGTGAGACTATAATATTTAAATATATTAGTGATGGTTTAGGTACTGATTCTGAAATGGTGGTTCATAAATTTTGTGAAGAAGCAGTATACAAACATATAATGTATGGTTTGGTTTCAAGTAGATCAAATATGCCAGAGCACGTTATACAGAGATTTAAGAAAGAGAAATTTGCTGAAACTAGAAAAGCTAAAATAAGACTTTCCAATATTAAGATGGAAGAGTTCACTCAGGTGCTAAAAGGTATTGGTAAAATTATTAAGTAAAATTCTATGGCTAGAATAAGAAGAACTTTTCAAGGTGGTAAAATGAATAAAGATCTCGACGAGAGATTAATACCACAAGGAGAATATAGAGATGCTTTAAATGTTGAAATAACAACATCTGACGGTAG